ACTGATTTAATTGTTAAAGAATTAAATAAAAAAATAAAATTACCTCCTTTTCAAAGAGCTTGGAGTTTTGTTTACAATTATGAAACTAAAGGAGTTAATATTCATTGTGATCCTTCATTAATAAATTTGAATGTTTGGGTATCATCTGATAAAGGTATTAAAGATAAATCTAAAAATGGATTAAATATTTATAAAATAAAACCACCTAAAAATTGGACAAGAAATGAATGGAATAGTAATTTTACTAAATCATTAAATTATATTAAATTAAAAAAAATAAAGCCAATTAAAATTGAATATAAAAGTAATAGGGCTGTTTTTTTCGATGGAGCTTATTTTCATAATTCAAATAATGTATCTATGAAAAAAAATTTTGAAAATAAAAGAGTAAGTTATACAATGTTATTTGGATCGCAATTACAATGAATTTATATAACTACTATTGGTATTTTGAATCTGCTTTAACACCTAGATTTTGTGATGATGTAATTAAATATGGATTATCTCATTCTGAAAGTTTAGGAGTAATAGGTCAATATGATTCTAAAAAATTAACTTCTAAAGATATAAAAGATATAAAAAAGAAAAGAAACTCAGATTTAGTGTGGCTAACAGATAATTGGATTTATAAAGAATTACATCCTTATATTCATATAGCAAATAAAAATGCAGGTTGGAATTTTCAGTGGGATAGAACAGAAGCTTGTCAATTTACAAAATATAAACTAAATCAATTTTATGATTGGCATTGTGATTCTTGGGATAGACCTTATCAACGAGATAGTGTTAATCATCCCGAACATGGTAAAATAAGAAAACTTTCAATGACTTGTCAATTAACAGATGGTTCAGAATATGAAGGAGGCGAATTAGAATTTGATTTTAGAAATTATTATCCAAGTAATAATGAAAAAAAAATTATAAAGTGTAAAGAAATATTACCTAAAGGTTCTATTATTGTATTTCCATCGTTTGTATGGCATAGAGTTAAACCAGTAACAAAAGGAGTAAGGTATTCATTAGTAACATGGAACTTAGGATACCCATTTAAATAATATGTTCAAAAATAAAAAATACGCAATTATTCGAAAAGCAATACCAAAAGATTTATGTGTTTTTATTTATAATTGTTTTTTAATGCAAAAACAAGTTTATGATACACTTAAAAAAAACAGATATTTTTCACCTTTTGAAACAATATTAGGTCATTATGAACACGAAGGAGAATTAGTACCTAATACTTATGCTCATTATGGAAATATAATTATGGAAACATTAATGTTAAAATGTCAGCCAGTTATGGAAAAAACAACAGGGTTAAAATTATATCCTGCAAACACATATGCAAGACTTTATAAAAAAGGTGATGATTTAAGAAGACACAAAGATAGATTTAGTTGTGAAATATCAACAACAATGTTTATTGGTGGTGATCCTTGGTCAATATATTTAGAGCCATCTGGTAAAGAAGGAATGAAAGGTGTTAAAATAGATTTAAAACCAGGAGATATGTTAGTTTATTCTGGTTGCGAATTAGAACATTGGAGAGAAAAGTTTAAAGGAACACAATGCCTTCAAGTGTTTTTACATTATAATAATTCTAAAACTAAGGGGGCTAAAGATAATATATTTGATACTAGACCTCATTTAGGTTTACCTCATTGGTTTAAAAAATAATTTTTTTGAAAGAATTTATAAAACTTTTACATAACCCTGTTTTAGCTACTATTAAACAAAAACAAAAAGAAATATGGGATGTTAAAGGAAGATTAGAAAATAGTAACCAAATTTTTAAATTTGACATTAGACCATTAAAACCTGTAAAAAACAAATTAGAGAAAATAGGATATTTTAAATCTAAATCTGATAAAATGGTTTTTGAAACTGATAATAATTGGATTATATTTGATACTGAAGAATTAAATAATTATGTTAAATCAAGCAATAAAACAGATTTTAATGTAGATGAATTACTAGATAATTTAACTTGGAATATAATCTTGTTAAAATAGCACTATATTTTTACAATTTTTGTTATATAATTCAAAAATTATGCCATTAACTCAATTGAATTTTCAACCTGGTTTAGACACCGAAAACACCGAAACAGGTGCAGAAGGTAGATGGACAGACTGCGATAAGATTAGATTTAGAAAAGGGCTACCACAAAAAATAGGTGGGTGGACTAAATTTAGTGAAGACTATTATGTTGGACGACCCTCAAGTATAGCTTCTTGGATTAGTTTAGACGGTACTCGTTATCAATCTATTGGTGGAGATAAAAAAGTTTACATTTATCAAGGTGGATCTAATCAAGATATTACTCCTATAAGACAATCTAATACTTTAACATCTGTATTTACTACAACAAATACTAGCTCTAATGTAATAGTAAATCATGCAACGCATGGAGCTGATGTAGGAAGTTTTATTACCATATCTAATGTATCAGCAAATGTAGGAGGTATTACTACTACTGATTTAGAAAATCAATTTGAAATTATATCTGTTAATAATGTTGATGCTTATACAATTGCTACACCAGGTACAGCAACATCTACAGTAACTGATTCATCAAATGCTGATATAACTTATCAAATAAATCCAGGTCCAACTACTCAAACTTTTGGATATGGTTGGTCTGCTGGTACATATTCAGAAAGTACATGGAATACTCCTAGAACTTCAACAGAAGTTACTCTTGATATGAGACAATGGTCATTAAATAATTGGGGAGAAGATTTAATTTTAACAGCAAAAGATGGAGCTACTTATGAATGGGATGAATCAAATGGTATGACTAATAATCCAGCTACTGAAATTGCTAATGCTCCTACAGCTTCTACTTTATCAGTAGTATCTACAGAAACTAGACATTTAATTTGTATGGGAACAGAGACAACTATTGGTGACATATCTACACAAGATAAATTATTTATAAGATGGTCAGATCAAGAAAATTATAATTTTTGGACTCCTAACGCAACTAACTCAGCAGGATCACAAAGAATTGCGGGAGGTAGTGAAATAAGATCAGCTAAGCCATCAAAAGGAACTATACTTGTATGGACGGATACGACATTAAATTCTATGTCTTTTATAGGTCCACCTTTTGTATTTGGATTTCGTCAACTCGGTAATGATTGTGGAGCTATTGGATTAAATAGTACAATAATAGTAGATGATATTGCATATTGGATGTCTGATGGACAATTTTTTAGATTTGCTGGTGCTGTACAAGAAATACCTTGTCCTATATTAAATCATGTATTTGATGATATTAATAAAGCTCAATATCAACAAATTTATGCAGGACAAACTTCTGATTTCTCTGAAGTTATTTGGTACTACTGTTCTGCTAATTCAAATTTAATAAACAAATATGTAATTTATAATCATTTAGAAAATAGCTGGTATTTTGGTAATTTATCAAGAAGCACATATATAGATAATGGAGTAGAAAATAATCCATTAGCTACAGAATATTTAGCTAATTCTACAGCGAATACATATTCAACTATATATGGTCTCACTGCTGGACGAAGTTTAATCTATCGACATGAAGATGGTGTCGATGCTGATGGATCAGCAATCACTGCTTATATAGAATCAGGTGATGGTGACATTGCTGATGGAGAAAATTTTAGTTTTATTAATAAAGTTATACCTGACTTTAAAAATCAAACAGGAAATGCTACTATTACTTTATCAACTAGAGATTATCCAAATAGCTCTAAGATTACCGGAGAGGTTATAACAGTGTCAAATACGACAGCTTTTTATAATTCTAGAATACGAGGTAGACAATCTTCTATTAAAATAGAAAGTGACGAATTAGGTAGTAATTGGCGATTTGGTACATTAAGAATCCAAATTAGACCTGATGGAAAAAGATAAATATAAGATTAGACAAGCTCGTATTGATGATGCTGTACGTATAAGAGAATTACTTAAAACATGGCTTCCAGAATCACCTTTTAATTTTGGTAATGTAAATAACAAGAAATTACTTGATCATATTATATTTTACATTCGTAATAGTTTTGTTATAGTAGTAGAATATGAAAATGTTATTGTAGGAACTATGGCAGCCGCTATAGACGAAACATGGTATAGCGACAAAAGATTTCTAAGAAGTCTATGGCTTCATGTTAATCCTAAATATCGTAACTTTCATATCTTTAGAGCTATTATGATAGTTTTTAAAGAATACGCATTAAGTAAAAGACTTACTGCTTTATGCGAAATAACTCAAGGTAAAGACGTTGAAAGAAAACACAACGCCTTTGTCAAATTAGGATATAAAAATATTGGAGGAACATATATAATCAATGGGTAGTCTTTTCAAACCACAAACAACTGTTGTTCAAGCACCAAGTGAACAAACTGTTACTTCACAAATTCCTGAATACTTTAAAGAGATTCAAGAAAGAACTTTAAGACGTGCTGAAAATGTATTTGAACAACCTTACGCAGGTTATACTGGTCAAAGAGTTGCACCTTTATCTGGAGGTGAACAAGCAGCAGCCAATGTATTTAGTACACAAATTTTACCACAAGCTGGACAGTTAGCTCAAATAGGAGCACAAACTTTTGATACTGCAACAATGCAACAGTATATGAATCCTTATACTAATGCTGTTATTCAATCTACATTATCTGATTTAGGAGAAACTTATGGTCAACAACAAAGAGCTATGGCAGCACAAGCAATTGGCGCAGGAGCTTTTGGTGGAAGTAGAGAAGGTGTAGAAAGAGCTTTAGGTAGAGAAAGATATTTAGATCAAGTTGCTGATGTATCAGGTAGATTAAGACAAGCTGGTTTTGAATCAGGTGCACAAAGATTTGCACAAGATAGAGCAACACAATTACAAGCGGCACAATCTCAATTATCAGGACTTGCTGGTGCTGCAGCTGGATTAGGTCAATATGGAGCTACAGCTAGAGGAATAGAACAAGCTGGACTTGCAGAGCAATATAGAGATTTTATTGAAGAAAGAGAATATCCAGCAGGACAAATTAGACAAATGATTGGTGCATTAGCAGGAGCACCTATAAGAACTTATGGAGAAGAACGATCAGGCTTTGTAGGAACACCAGTAGGTGCGCCTAGTACCTTTAGTCAAGTAGTTGGTGCAGGTCAAGCTCTTGGTGGTTTCTTTTAGGAGGTTAATATGGCGTCTTTACAAGAACAGTTTAAAGAATATCAAGCTGATGCACCTGAAAAAGGTGCATTATCTTTTGATGAATTTGCTCAACAAAAAGCAAATATAGGTAATGAAGAAGCTAAAAAATATATTGAAAAAGAAAAAGATATTGAATCTGTAGCACAACCAGGTGCTGATTCAGCAGAGAATATAGATAATTTAGAAATAATTGCAAAAATAAGATCAGAAGACAGAGATTACCAAAGATTAAAAGAATTAGAGAATGATGGTAAAATTGGTGTACAAGGTGGAGATGCTTTAGTTAATCAAATAAATAATAAAAAGAATGATGGCAGTGATGAAAAAAAGAAAGGTGGCTTTTCAGCATTTGTATCTTCTGTAGGTGATGCTTTAACTGGAGTAGTTTCTGGTGTAGAAAATAAAATGGAAGCTATTTACGAGGATCCTAAAAAAAGAAGAAGTTTTTTACAAGGTTTAAATACAATTATAAAATCATCTGGTTATACTCCTATAGGTCAAGCTAAATCTGCTGTAGGTATGATTGCTGAGGGACAAAAACAAGGTTTCGTTGAAGACTTAGCTATTAGACAAAAAGAAAAAGGATTAGATATTGAAAGATTAAAAGCTTTGAAAAACGAAAAGAGGATCGCTGATCCAAAAGATAAAGTTATTGCAGATTTATTTAAAGATTACAATGATAACTTTAATAAAAACAAAGGTTCTAAATTAGCTACTGAAAGAACTTATAATGAATTATTAAAATTAAAAGATTACACTCCAACTGGTATTTTAGAAAATGTATTTGCTCCATTAGAAGAAGTGGCTGTAAGTTTAGGTTATGGAGATTTTTTAACTGAAATGAGGAAAAAATTTGATAAAAATCCTGACGCTGTACCTGAAGCAGATGAAATTGTTAAATTTAAAGCAATACTTGATTCAGGAGCAAGTAATAGAATTTTAGGTAAAGCTAAAGAATTATATCCAGTATCTAACGTTGACTTACAATTATTATTAAAAGGCGCAGGTAGTTTAAAAACTAACCCTCAAGCATTAAAAGTATTATTAGCCGCAGAAAGAAGTTTAGCTTTAATTGAAGATGAAGCATATCCTATAGCTTCTAAATTAGCATATCCTGGAGGATCTGAAACAGGCTCTGTTGGTTTTCAAAACGAAGCTGCTGAATTAGCTGCAAAAAACATAGCAGTTAAATTTGAAAAAGATGTTAAAGATGAAACTTTAAAAGAGTTATTTGGAAGCACAGAAAAAACACCATTTAGAATTATACAAGCTAAACTATATCAAGATTTACAAGCTGATAAGTCTATTCCAGAAGTCAGTGCATTTGACAAATTCTTAGGAGCACAAGCTGAAAAAGAAAATGAACGAAATAAAATTATAGAAAAATATCAATAAGGTATCAATGTGGCTGAAGTTAAACTTAACGAGGAACAACAAAAAGATTTCGAAAGATTAATCGAACTTGGAGAAGATCCTAAAAATGCTCAAGCTATTGTAACTGGTACATTTACTGGTGAAACTAAAAAGATAGATACAACTAAATCTCAAGAAGAAATAGAAAAACAATTTTTAGCAGACGATGGTTATAATTTAGATTTAATTAAAAATGCAACTAAAGAAGCTGAAAAATCTTATAACGAAATATTAGTAGATGATGTAGGAATAGAAACTCAATCGGGCTATGTTTCTAAAAAAAATCTATATGAATTAAATGGTATAGACGCAAATAAAGATAACGAAATAAAAGGCGATATACGATTTAAGTTAGGATTTGGTTTAGATACTGATCAAGCTAAAACTAGAAATATAAAAAATCTTTTATTAAAAGATTTAGAAGCACAATATGGTGCTGATAAAGTAAATGAATTTAAAGATAAAATTGATGTAAAGTTTAAAGAGTTAAAATACAAAGATAGAACTAATAAAGGTTTAATTTATAAAATACCAAAAGAATTAGGTGGCACTGGTTTTTATTCTGCTGTTGATTCACCTTTATTATCTAAAGCTGATATATCAGATGCTGTAGCAGATACAGGACCTATCGTTGCATCAATTATAGGTGGTACTTTAGGTAGTGTAGCAGGTCCAGCTGGTACAATTGGAGGTTCTGCTGTAAGTGCTGGTTTATCAGAGTTCGCAAGATTAATGTATGGTTATCATAAGTTAGGTTTACAAAATGATATGTATACACCAGCAGAATTTCGAGAATTAGCTACAGCTCAAGCTCTTAAATATGGAGCAATTGATGCTGCTGCAACAGGTACATTTTTACTTGCAGCTAAAGCAATCATGCCGACAATACTTGGTAAAAATCAATTAAGTAGTTCTACAATAAAAGAGTTTATAGAAACTAAAGGTAAAACAGATACTGGTTTATTTGGTCGTATTGAAAAAACTAAAAACAATATGAAAAAAGAATTTAATCTTACTGATAAAGAAGCTGACGAATATTTTGCAGTATCAGTTGGTAAAGCTATATTAGAATCAGATCAATTAATTAAAAAAACTGGTACAGCTAAAGCTTCTATATTAGCAGATGAAGTTGCTACGTTAAAAAATAAAGGATCTATTAAAGCTATAGAAGATAAAATATTAAAGAAAACTACTGGATTAAATCAAGTAGATAATGCAACTGCTGATTCTTTAATTGAAGGTGTAGAGAATCAAGTTAAAGGTCAAGCTCAATTTGCAATTAATAAAGCTAATCAAGATTTATTAGAAAACTCTGCTCAGATAGCTAAATTAGAAAGTAGTTTTGTAGATGACTTTGCAACTAAATATTTAGATGAGTTTGGAGTTTATTTAGATGATACTTATAGAAATTTACAAGCGCAACTTACTACATTAGATGATTCTATTCAAACTGGCATTTTAAAAAATAAAGAAAAAATTGATTTTAATTTAGATGAAACTTTTAAAATATTAGATAAAGAAATAAGACGATTTAATTTAAAAGGTGTACTTCCATCTTCTACTAAAAAAGTACCTAAAGGACCTAGAGCTAAACCAGAAAATATTCAAAAAGCAATAGATAATAATAAGTTAGTTAAATTAAGACAATTATTTGATAGTGCTGGTTTTTCTCAACAAGGAGCTGACTTAAAAACTTTATTTCAAGGTTTTAAAACTTTACAAAAACAAGGTAAACTTACTTTAAAAGATGTTTACACTTTAAAAAATGCTGTAGGTTTATTAGAGGAATCAGCTAGTGGAGCAAGTCAAGGAGCTTTAAGAAATCTAAAAGGAAGTTTAAATAAAAATATAGCAGAGTTTTTAGCTAAAACAGGTGATGATAAATTAGCAAAAGATTTTGCTGAACAATCTTTATTATTAGATTTAAAGAAAAGATCAATCTTTAAAAACTTTTCAGATGAATTTGGAGGAGGACAAACTGTTCAAGGTTTATCTAAAGCTACAGATAAAAGTGAAAGTTTATTTAAATCATTAATAGACGATAGTATTGAAGCTAGAGAAAAATCTGCAACGTTTGGTCAAATATTAAAAGCGGATAATGTAGTTCCAACCGCTGATCAAACTAAAATTAAAAGTGCCTTATATAGATATTATTTTGACAACGTAATTGAAAAAGAAGGCGTTAGAAAAATGTCTCATAATGAGTTTCTTAAAAAATTTGGTAAAAATTATGAAAACATTTTAGGAAAAGAAGAATTTACTAAATTAAAAAGTACAACTAAAGTATTAGATGAATACGAAAAATTAAATGAATTTGTATTAGATCAAAATGCAGCAGTTCAAAAATTTTTACCAGGTATTAAATGGGATGCTTTAGATAGTGCAGGACCTGGTCAAATTGTAAAACACATAATTGAAAGTTCAAATAAAAAAAATATTACTGGATTAATTAATGCTTTACCTACTAAAACTGTAAATGATATTCGTACTATATTTTTACAACAAATGATGAAAGATGTATCAGGTGAACCTTTTTCTGGAGGTAGAATATATAGAGCTTTAGGCGGCGAATCAGTTGAAACTTTAAATGGAGCTAAGTTAAATGCTTTTCTAAATAAAAATAGATCCACTATATTACAATTATATGATAAAAATTTTTTTAAAACTTATAGAGAAATAGGTGATGTTTTAGAAATGTTACAAACTCCTCCTGGAGGAACAGGTGCAGCTGGAGCTAAATCAATAACTGATGCTGCAAACCAAGCTGGATTATTCATTGATATATTTGCTGGACCATTGAACCACAAAAGACTTGTACTTAATAGAGTTGCAAGAATTTTTGATTCATATAAAATGAATACAGATAATTTATTATTATTTACTGATTATGCAAAATTTATAGAGGCTGCTAAGAAAAACTTTTTAGGAGGAAACTATCCTAGATTTATGGATAAACTTCCTACAGCAAAAAGAGAAGCTGTAATAGATAAAGTTTTAAAAGCAATAAAATTAGAAGATACTAAAGTTGGAAAATTTTTATCTAAAGCATATAATTTAGATAATATTGTTAATACACTTAATTTAGGTTTTAATAGAGGAGCAGGTTTAAGAAAAACATATACTCCTAATCCAGTTAAAAATCCATTAGTATATAAAGAGTATGGCGAAGATAAATTTGAAGAAATACAAAACGAAGATCCTATGCAAAAAAATGCTGATGTATTTTTTCCTGTAGATGCTACAGCTAAGTATGCAATACAAGCTTTAAAAGATGTGTTTGGTGCAGGTGTAAGTATAGTTAAGAAACCTTTTGAAGCTGCTGAAAAAGTTAAACAAGAAGAAGAACGAGATTTTGATAAAGAAGAATTTGAAAAACAATTCGGAAAGGGTGAGTGATAACAAAAAACAAAGGTTGTTACGCAGAGAATTTAGCTATCTGTTGGTTACAAGAAAATAATTATTTTGTATTTACTGGTTGCCAAACACATTCGGCTGTAGACTTAGTTGCAGTAGATCCTGTAACATTTAAAACTAGATTATTTGATGTTAAAGTAGAAAATAAAAGAAAAGATGGAAGCTCTATATCTAGAGTACCTAGAATTAAAAATAAAAATATTGAAATAATTAAAGTAGATTTAAACACAAAAAAGTGTAGAATAGTAGAAAAAAGAGGTGTTACATGGAGTTAAGAACTAATACTGATATGATCGTTGTACATTGTGCTGCAACTAAAGCTACAATGGATATTGGCTACGATGAAATTAGAAAGTGGCACGTGGATCAAAATGGTTGGGACGATGTTGGTTACCATTTTATTATTAGACGTAATGGTAAATTAGAAATAGCTAGACCTATTGGCTATAAAGGAGCACACGCTCCAGCTGTTAATTCTAGAAGTATAGGTATCTGTTTAGTCGGCGGTATGGCAGATGATAATGGACCTGAAAATAATTTTACTTTAGAGCAATTTTTTACTTTAAAAGATACGATAGAAATGTTATTAAAAAAATATCCGCATATTAAAGAAATCGTTGGACACAGTGACGTTCAAGAGAATAAACCTAATTGCCCAGGTTTTCCTCTTAAAGAATGGTTACACAAGGAGGACATAAAATGTGGTTAAATGCAGCAAGTATGCTATTCAAAGCTGGATCGCATATTTATAAAAACAGACAACAAACTAAAATGTTAATGTCAGACGCTGAGCGATTGCATGCTGAACGACTGGCGAAAGGCGAAATTGAATATAAAAAGGAAATTATTGCGTCTAATGATAAAGGCTGGAAGGATGAATTTGTCCTTCTTTTGGTATCCGCTCCTGTTATTATATTGGTGTGGTCTATCTTTTCTGACGATCCAGAAATTCGTACTAAATTAGACACATTTTTTGAATACTTTGGCAACATGCCATTTTGGTATCAAGCTTTATTTATTGGAGTGGTATCAGCAATTTATGGTTTGAAAGGAGCCGATATAATTAAAAAGAAATAATATGGAGTGCGCCAAGATGAATTATTATTTTACAGGTACATTAATTATATTAATGGTTCTATTAGCTTTGTTTGGCGGACCTGCTAACTAAATAATTCTTTCCAATGATCACCTGTTATTTGATCAGCGAGTTTCTTTTTAGTATCTAAAGTTTTAAGTATCTTATCATCAATACTTCCTGGTACAACTAAATCTACATAAGTAACTTTATCTTTTTGACCTATTCTATGTGCTCTATCTTCTGATTGTAATCTAACTTCCATATCATATGTATTATTAAAATAGATGACTGTTTTAGCATTAGTTAAAGTTAGACCATAACCTCCAGTTCTAGGTTGACCTATAAAATATTTAATTTCACCAGCTTGAAACTTAGTAACTATTTCTTGTCTTAATTCAGATTCAGTTTCACCATAATAAGTTGCAACATTACTAGCTCCATATTTTTTTGCTAAAGCATCATAGATCATTTCTATACTTCTTCTAAATGTAGCCCATATAATTACACCTCCAGTTGATTCTTCTAACACATTCATTAGTTCTTCTAGTCTAGGGTTAGTTCCCGGGATAACTTCTTCTCTTCCATC